ATTGGTTCATTTCGAGCTTGTTCGATATTTTTATTTCTGAAACGTTCGCAATAGTAATCCCAAGAATGAAAATTAACATAATCAATCAAATCTAATTCTATAGCGTAACGTTTGAGTTTTTCCGTCCACTCCTCAAAAGCGGACTTCCCGTGTAAAAACCATTCTTGATGATTGGTCAATATCATCTGGGAAAGTTGTTGTTTGGTGGAGATTACCTTTGAAGGAATGTACGTGTACAACATCTTCGTCATAGACGTAATGTCTAGAGGTGCTACAAACATATCCAAATCTGGTTCAAATCCCCATGATCTTTTTAGGAAAGTTGCCTCTTCGATAGTGATAAAAGGTTGTGTTTCCCGTTCCTTATCAGCCATCGTGTAGGTGATACCCATCTTCTCATATGTGTATTGCAAATACGAATGATTAAAGGTGTCAACCTTTGATGACATGATATTGTCGTCACCATATGTCATTAAACGAACATTATCAAAGAAGGAGTCCATACTCTCGTCATTGACAACATCACATTGTAAGGCATACAGAGACATTGTTCTGAGCACATTCATGAGCTCATTGACGATCACAGTCAATGACTGTCCAGATGGATTTAATGCTGTTCTAATCAAAGTACCGAAATAATTGATCAGTGGAAAAGTCGTATCCTTTTCACATGCTTCCATCAAATCCAAATGTTCTTTCGAAGCACCTAATTGCCGTGCGAAGCGCCTAATAAACTTATAAACAACCATAAGTTCATCAGCATCTTGCGTAACATCAAATGCTTTGAAATCGCCAGCTACGATGTTTGGGGAAAAATCGACCAACCAATGGTACAATTTATCCCATTCCTTACCTTGTGCATCCATCCCAGGGGCCTGCATAAAGATGAAATGATTGGATTGAACGAGTTTGACGAACCACAGATATAATTGTCTCTGGACAATAATAAATGCCATCGGTCCACCATAGAAAACTCTTGTATCCTTCTCCAATACTTTCTTCTTTT